TTAGTGAAAGCTATTGCTGGGTTGAAGTATCGCTGTAAAACTAAAGTTCTAGCAGCTTCACTACGTGATGCTCATCATGCTTCTAGATGTATGCTAGGTGGAGCTGATATTATTACCCTCCCACCATCTACATTCTATAAAATGTATGATAGTATACTAACTAGAGAAGGTTTAGAAATCTTTGAAAGAGATTTCAATAGTTAAATATGAAATTATTGATAGACGCTGATTATATTGTCTATAAATCATGTGCTGCATGTGAAACTGAAATTGACTGGGGTGACGATGTTATCATGGTTATCTCGAAGTTCAGTGAGGCTTACAAGGCCGTAAAACGAGAACTTAAAAAGATTGAAGATGCTTTCTTTTCCAGCACCGGTACT